GAAGGCGCTGAAGCTTTCGGTCCAGGTCGAGGTGATCAGCGAGAGGCCGCAGAAGTTCTCGACGGTTTCGGTCGCCGCTCGGATGAAACCGGCCAGAACGGCGTCTTCATCGGTTTCGCTGTACCTGATGTGCGCCTTCAACTCATTGATGGTGACTGGCAGCGCGGCAGGTGGGATGGTGCGGATCGGCTGCCCGGCCATCGGCTTATTTCCGCCCGAGGTCGGTCAGGTCGCGTCCGGCGGGTCCACGCTCGCCTTTCTCGCCGCGCTCACCCTGCGCGCCATCTCGTCCGTCTCGGCCGCGTTTTGTGGACATGACCCAGCAGCCGTTGTCTTCGGCCGGAGGCTGGTTAGTATTTTCCTTCGCGATGAAGACACTGCCGCCGCGACTGACCGCATCACCGATTTCATACTGAGCATCGCTTCGCCAGATCCCTCGGTAGATCGGTATCGGAATGCGCCACTCCTTGATGACCAGGTTGCCCTTGGCGTCTGAGAAGCGCAGCCGGATGCAGCGTTCGCCGTCGTAGTCGGCGTCGAGCATGAAGTCGCCGAAGCTCAGGCCGTCCTTGCCGGGGGCGCCGTCCTTGCCGTCACGGCCCTGGATAACGCCGAAGTCGATCACGGTGCCGTTCGTGAGCGTGAGGATCGCGCGGCCGTCGTGCGCCTTGAAGCCGCCGGCGATGTCGGCGCCGTCCTTGCCGTCGCGGCCTGGCTCCCCGCGCTCGCCACGTGGGCCCTGCGGCCCTTCGGGACCGCGTTCGGGCGGCGGCAGAGCGGCGATGGCCCTGACGAGCTGCTCGGCGACCTCACGCATCGTGTGCGCGGCGATGATTTCCTGGATGTGCTCGTAGTCGACCTCGGCGTCCTTGCCTGGCACACCGTCCTGCCCGTCCTTGGGCACCGGCAATGCCGCAAAGCGTTCGTCGATCCAGCGCGCGAGCAGATCCATGTCGGCGTCGGTGCCGTCGCGCCCAGGGTCTCCCGGGTCTCCCTTTGCCGGTGGCGGCAGCTCGGCTACCATCTGACTTAGGTCACCGCGCAACTCGCGACAGATTAATTCGTAGTCAACTTCTGCATGTTGGCCATCGCGCCCAGGCTCACCCTGCGGGCCTGGTACCGGCTCGATTTGAGCGACGGCGTCAGCGACCAGCTGGCGGACGAGTTCCGGGTCGGCATCCTGGCCCTTCTCGCCAGGATCACCCTTGTCGCCCTTCGGCCCCGGCTCCGGTTCCGGTAGCTCCAGTAGCTGCTTGACGACTTCCTGCTCGACCTCGCGATGCACGGTCGCCTCGATCGCGTCCTGCAGGCGCTGGTAATCGACCTCGGCGTCTTTGCCATCGCGACCAGGCGCGCCATCCTGCGGCTGGGGCAGCTTGAGAACCTCGCGATATACAAGTTCTTCAGCGGTGCTTTCAATCTGTCGTAGGATGCGGTCCCAGTCGACCTCGGCATCCTTGCCGTCCTCGGGGCGCGGCCAGTCCGCCAGAGTCCGGCGCACCGAGTCCTCGATCATGACGGCAACGGCATCCAGATCGACATCCTGACCAGGATCGCCCTTGTCGCCCTTCTCGCCAGCAGGCGGCGACGGCAGCGCGCCGACCGCATGGGCGACTGCGTCGATGACCATGGCCTTGACGGTGTTGGGATCGACGCTGGCGCCGTCCTTGCCGGGGGCGCCTTGCGGGCCTTCCGGGCCCGGCATGCCGCGGATGTCGTCGAAGGACATCAACTCGCCGTCGTTCATCGTGAGCACAATCTGATCGCCGAGCCGTTTGATAGCGGCGAGCGAGCGGCCGTCCTTGCCTGGTTCCGGCGGCGGCAGGGCAGCCAAGACGAGCGGGACGACATCGTCCGCAGTGATACTCTCGCCGGGCGACCCCTGCTCTCCTTGAGGCCCTGGCGGGCCAGGAACAGGCTCTATGAGAGCGATGCCGCGCTCAACAGCGGACGCTACCATACGCTCGATGTCTGGCAGCAGCACGGCCGGATCGGCGTTGGCGCCGGCTGGCCCCGGCTCGCCTTGTGGTCCAGGTGCCGGATCGGGCAGCGAGGCGAACGCATCGGTCACCATGCGTTCGAGGTCGGGCAACAGAAGCATGGGGTCACCAGGAACGCCGCTCGCGCCAGGTGGACCCGGAACAGGCGCGGGCAGCGTCCTGGCAACTTCGTCCACGATCATCTGGCGCATCAGATCGGGATCGGCGTCTTTGCCGTCACAACCAGGAGCGCCAGGCTCGGGATCTGGTATCAGCGCGCGGACGCGCGCGACGATGGCGTCTTCATCGGCGTCCCTGCCGGGCAGTCCGGGATCGCCGTCTTTGCCGTTCTGAATCTCCGCGACGGCCTCACGGACAGAGCGCAGCTCCATCTCAGCCATTTCGCGCAGCGTTGCTCGCAGCTCCAGATTTTCCGCCCGAACCTCGGCGAAGAGTGCGTCCATTTGCGCAATGGCCGCCTCGTGCTGGTGTTGGCGAATTTCCAGTTCGTCGCGCAATGGCCGTACGGTTCGCTCGACGTATTCTCGGATTACTGGAGCGATGCCACGGGTGATGAAATCGATATCCTGCAGGCGCACCGGCGGCGGAGACTCATAAGAAGAGCGGCTCAAAGCCGCTCCATCGGTGGGGACCGCAAGGCTGAGTGTCATTCCAGTCGACTCATTCGCGGTTGCCCTTTCGTATGTTCGCGGTCTTCGTCAGAATCTGTAGATTCGTCTCGACATGCAAACCGCAGACATTCCTGCCTTGAATCGGATAAATGTGATCCACTTCGTGCTTTATTCCTGTCGCGCGAGTGAGCCTGTCGGCCTCGACATAAAATCTCTCGATAGCGGCTAAGTCTGCCCACGGTACCGTGGCATGTTTCTTGGCGGCGTTGCGTTTGGCGACGAGCGCGTTGACAATGCCAGAGTTTGCCTTGGCCCAGGCCTTGTAGCTGGCGGCCCGATGCTCTTTGTTGTTCTCGTACCATTCAAGCCAGTAGGCAGCGCGCCATTCCTTGTTCTCGGCGTACCACGCCTGGAACGCACCGGGATTTGCCAACTTCCACTGTCGAGAGACTTCGTTTACACAGGATATGCAGCGATAGGTCAATCCGTCATTAGAAGCCGCTCGCTTATGAAATTCGACGAAGGGTTTCCAGCATTTGCATAGACCACAACGCTTGAGCCCTGCGGTGGTTTGTTGCCGGCGTATTTCACGCTCGGCTGTTATCCCTGGCTTGCGGCGTTCTGCCTTGCATTGCTTGCAGATCGCCCCGACACCCATCCCGCCGCGGCCAGGACGTTGGCCGGTCGTTGGTCTGGCTCTATCGAACTCATGGAGGGGTTTCGTGATATGGCAATAGCGGCACGTCTTCATGTTCGAAAAACAGCTCTCTGGTCAACGCAGCCACAAAGTAATATTGTACCATGCGCGCGTCAAGCTGTTTTTCGTCCTCAGCCTCGTCATCGTCCCCGGCAGCAGCCTGATCTGGTGGTACCGCCGCCGGCCCCTGCGCTCCAGGAGCAGGCTTCGAGAAGGGCTTGTCTTTGTCCCTTTCAGAGAGAGCAGAGAGGCTATAGTTTTGCATCTGCAGATAAGGCGAATCGCCGCCTTCGACCGGGCCGAGGTCGAAGTAGCGCATGCGCGCTTCGTTCGGCGACATCGCGCCGGCGCCGATCGCGTCGGCCGCCGCCTTGACCTTGCTCGCGGTGTCCATGCGAAACAGGCCGGTCTCGGTATCGAACTCCGTGCCGAGTGGCTTGGGCAGCTCCAGCCCCTCGTCGAGCAGCAGCTCGGCGGCCTCCAGCAGCACCTGGAGGCATTGGCTGTAATAGGCTTGGTTGAGCGCCTCGATGTTGTTGTAGGTCGGCGGCGGCGAAATGCCGACCATGTGCGGCGGCACCCGGAACACCGAGCAGACCGTCTCCGCCGTCCACTTCAATTGCTCAAGCAATTGCGCATCTGTCGCCGTCATCATCATCGGCTCATATTTGAGCCCGTCACCTAAGACGGCGACTTTCCCGACGTTGGGGCCACCGGTGCCGTAGTTGGTGTCCCAGTAGTCCTTGAGCCGCCGCGCTGTCTCTTCGTTGATGAAGCCGGGCGCGGTCAGCACGCCGCCGGGATTGGCACCGCTGGCAAAAAACTGGGCGCTGTTCTCTTGGATCCTCAGGCCCTGCGTCGCGGCGAGCCCTGCCGCCGTGATCGGCGAGGTGCCGACCAGCGGGTGAAAGAACGTGTTGAACCGGTCGTGGATGATCTCGCTCGCAGGCACCGTCACGTTGGCGCTGGAGATGCCGGTCAGGTTGTCGGAGCGCAGCTCGTAGAAGACGCTGCCGTCAGGCGCCACCAGCACGGTGATCCTGGTCGGGTCGAGCACGTACATGCGGCGCACCACGCCGACGTCGCGGGCATCGCCACCACGGTTGTCGCGCTCCTTCAGGATATACGTATTGCCGTGAATCAGCTTGCTCTCGATCCAGTTGGCCCAGAATTGGATGCGGGTCTGGAAAAGGTTTGGTTTCCGAAGGACCGGCCAAAAGGGCGAATTGCCTTCGACTTCTTTCCAGATGCCGTCAGCGTCCTGGGCGACCAGGCGAATGCGCAGCTTCGAGATGTCGGAGGAGATCAGGGAAATACAGGCGAACACCGTGCTGTACGTGAGCACGCTGTTTAGGTCGACGGATACGTTCCGTTGCCAGGCCCCGGCATACGGCTCACGCACGATGTTGAGCCAGCCGCCCGATCCCGGCACCGTCGAATACGTGCCGCCAAGGGCTTTCTCGTGCTCAAGCACCTGGATTTGATGGCGTAGCTTTTTGTTCTCTCTGGCCAGGGCTTTGGGTGTCAACGGCGTAGCCGACGGATTTCTTCAATGGTTTGGCGCTGCAGGTCGATCAGCTCGCGCAGTTGGTCACTACGCTGGCCAGTGACCAAGCGCGTGCCGTTTTGCTCGATTTCCGCGGCGGCGATCTGCGTTTCAATCTCGCCCATGACCTGCGCGACGTCGGCATGCGTGGCTTTTCCGCGCGCAACGTCTGCGATCAGCCGCACGATATCCATGCCACCGCCGAGCACGACCACATCGTGTTGGGGCACCTTCTGTTTCATGAAAGCGCGGATGCGCTCGGCCTGATCCTGGGTGACCTGCTCGGGCACCTTAACCACAACGATATCGCCCTCTTGCAGGCGCAGCGTCTGGATCTCGCCGGTGATCCGCAGATCAAGCTCGGTCATGCTGCGGATTCCTTTAGCTTGTCGCTTGCCCGGCTTCTTGCAGGAGCTTGATCAGCTCGGCGCGCGGCACGTATCCGGACGGCATCTCGATGCCGCGCGCCTCTGCCATCTCGCGCAGCTCGTGCACGTTCAGGCTGGGAAATGGCTCGCCAGTGTCAGGCTCTGACACGGGCGCGGCAGCAGGTTCCTGTGGCCGCCCCTTGACAGGCTCTTCATATTCGTCGGCCTTGGCTGCGGCTTCAGGCTCGGGTTCGGGTACGACCGGGGGAGCATCGACCAGACCAGATCCGCGGCTGCGCATGGCGGCCTGGCGCTTCGTTGCCTTGCTGCTGCCAGCGGTTGCGGCGCTCTGCTGGCTGCGCGCGGCTGGCGGGCGGCCACGCCGTCGCGGCGGCTCTGTCTCCGCGACCAGCATTCTGGTGCTGTAGGCCTGGGGCGCGCCAGCGGCGGTGACTTCT